CTATAAAGTTAGCTACACCTGGAGACATACATTTATTAGCATCCAATATAATCAATACAGCAACAGGACTTATTCCTCCAACGCCGATGACAGGGACCACAGGCACACCTGCTCAAGTAGGATGGAGTTTAACAACACCTAGTATGATAATTGCTGCAGTCAATGGATCCTTTAGTGGAATATGGAATGCAGGAGTAGTAAATGGTGGAATTGGTTCGTTTACTGCACTTAATGCAGGTATTACTAATGTCACGGCATTGTCTGCTGTTGGTGTTAGTGCAACAACGGTAAGTACAACAATTCTTGCCGCTCCATTACCTTCAGGACCTGTTAGTGTTAATGCAGGATATATTGTTCCTTTAACTGGATTTACTGCTCCTGCGGTACCAACATTGCCTGCGATTCAAGTACCTCTTATTAGTAATCCAATTGCGGCACCTCTACCTGGGATTACTTCAGGTTGGGCGTATCCTACAGGTAACAGTCCAGAGTTTCTTGCCAAGATACTAAATCCTGCACAAGCATTCCTTTCAATTATTGCTGACTTTACACCTATAGGACTTGGTGCTTGGGGTATAAATCAAATTAAAATGCCAGAACCACCTAAGAAGTCAACATCGATTGTTCCTCGTGGTTATTTTGCGATGGGATATTCTGGCGGATATATTTCAGCGTTAGATGATTCGGCGAAAGATCAAACGAAATCTCTAACAAGAAGAGGACGTAGATAATGGTCGATCCATGCGTAGACGGTAACGATCAAGTAACTCAGAATACTTTATCAATTGGTAAAATTCCACTCGTTGATGGAGCAGGAAGATATACCCTTGGACAAATTGATCTTGTGACTCAAGAGATTGCGAATAGTATACTTCAAGATGCAGAAACAAATCCATTAAGTAGAGCAGTTAACAAATACGGTGATAAGATATATGACGCATCTGGTTATTTAAATGGTTTGCTTAGACAACAAATAGGTGATTTAAGTAGTTATCCTGATTTATCTGATAGATGGCAACGAGGTGATATATCAAATCTTGAAACTGCCGACTTCATGCAAGCATATAACTATACACCTGCTAATTTAATCAATGATGGTAATGCTCCTAAACTAGCAAGAAACCTTGATGCATATTATAAGAATGATTTTAATACTTCTATCTTAGGTGGATTTTGCGATGCCTTTGATAGTTTCTTTTTATCAGTAGATGCGTTCTTTGATTTAATTGGAGTGGTTGATGGTATCATAGCTGATGCATTAGCTTTGGCCGATAAGATCAGTAGAGGTTATGATGGTATTAAAGATCTTACAGTTCAAGAATTAATCAAAAAGTTAATTAAAGCAATTAAAGAAAAGATTGAAGAAGTAATCAATAAAGTCTTTGATGAAGTACAAGATATGATAAACAACTTTGATCCGAGTGCGCTGGTGGCAGATGCAGAAACATTTGTTAATTCTAAAGTCGTAAAAGGTATTATGACAACAAGAGAACAGATGTGTGCATTCTTTACTGAAGAGAATAAGAAAGGTATTAAAGATAAGATAAAAGGTTTAATTGATTACGCAGTAGCTGCATTTGAATCACCTGGTATCGAAGAGATTCAATACATTGTAGCTAGGATCTGTGCACTTGCAGGGTCAATAGAATCATTGATAAGGGACATTAATAAACCCCTTGATGATTATACAAGGCGATACAGTACAATCGTAGATCGTCTTAAAAACATCTCAAGAATCAATGAGTCATCTGCTATCAGAGCAGGAGCTATAAGGTATTCTCCATCGACTAGGAAAGAGGTAATAAATAGATTACAAGGTAGATGGACTTCTCCTGGTGGTAATGAAAAGACTGACACAGGTAAAATACCGCAGAATGTTAAACCCATTACTGCTGAGGACTATAAAAACCTTCCAAGATGTGGTAATGTATTTAATGGATCGTCAGATGTATTTAGAGTCGAAGGAGATTCGTTTGACGAAAAAGAAGGTATTGGTATATATGCCTGGACAAGAATTGACCTTGATGTTAAAGTATACCTACACAGATTACAGAAATTAACGTCTTCGGCAAAACCTTTAATAATAACAGAAGGTTGGGTAAGTAAAGCCTATAACACAAAGGCAGACGGACCTGAAGACAATTCACACTTAAGTGGTTTAGTTATTGATGTTAAAAGAGATATGGCAGATCCTGAAGCCTTTATTCAAAATGCATTAAAAGGTGGATTTAAATATGTTAAGGATTACCCAGAGTTAAATAAGATTCATTTAGATATAAGAGAAATACTATAATGGCAATTGCAGATTACATTTCACCAGTAAAGAAAAAGATTAATCTTAACACTGATTTTCGTAAAGATCTGCTAACGAGTCCAGTTTCAAAAGATGTAGTGCTTCTAAAAGATGAAGAGGCGGTTAAAGAATCAATTAAGAATTTAATATTAACAGATCGCGGTGAAAGATTAATGCAACCTTATATGGGTGGCAATATCAGAGCGATGTTATTTGAAAATTTAACACCCGGTACATTAAAATTAATAGAAGATAGAGTAACATCAACAATTCAGACTTACGAACCAAGAGCTCAAATAATTAATGTTGCAGTAAGTTCAAAGCCCGACGATGGAGAAGTCTACGTTGGTATTACTTTTTATATTAGACAGGTCGAACAGCCAATACAGTTAGACGTTGTATTACAAAGGAACAGATAGAGATGGCAAATCCAAAAACACCAATTACCGAACTTGACTTCGATGCAGTAAAAAGTCAACTTAGGAGTTATCTAGAAACACAAACGCAATTCAAGGATTATAACTTTGATGGCTCAAACATGAGCGTCTTGTTAGATGTTCTTGCGTTTAATAGTTATCAGAATAACTTCTATACAAACATGGCACTTAACGAAATGTTTCTTGACTCTGCCGTCCTTAAGAACTCAATCGTTTCCCATGCAAAAGAATTAAACTATATACCTCGTTCACGTAAGTCTGCCAAGGCTACAATATATGTTGTGATTCAAGATCCAACACGTGAAGACGCAACAATTACAATTCCAAAATATTCTCAATTTAAAGTGAATCATCAAGGTGAAAGCTTTTCATTCGTAACAGATAAAATGTATACGGCCAGAAAAGTATTATCAACTGACATCAATCCTCAAACTGGTGCTGTATTTGAATCAGGTTCATTTGTTGCTGAAAGTGTTGATGTTTACGAAGGTGAAATGTTATCAAGTTTCCAAAGAGAAGGATTTATTGTTGATGCAGACGGAGTACTTAGAGTATTCCTTACAAACAACGAAGTAGATACAGATTCAATTGTTGTGTTTGTTGATGCAGAAGCAACTGATGATGCAAACGTATTTACAAGAGCAAATACTATTTACGGTATTAGTCCTCAAGATAAAGTATTCTATCTCGAACCATATCTTGATGATAAGTATTCTATTTACTTTGGTAAGAATCAATTTGGTTTACAACCTCAAGAATTCGAAGATGTAAGAGTACGATATAGAATCTGTTCAGGAATCGAGCCAAATGGTGCAGGTAAAGAAGGCGCATTCTCAGGATCCTTTATTGAAAACGCAACGATCTCTGCTTATACATTGTCTGCTGCGGCAGGTGGTGCTGAAAGAGAGTCAATGGAATCTATTCGATATTTTGCCCCTAAGGCATTACAAGTACAAGAACGAGCAGTTACATCAAAAGATTACGAAGTATTATTACAACAAGCATTCCCTGAGATATCCGCAGTGTCTGCATACGGTGGTGAACAGTTAGATCCACCTCAATTTGGTAGAGTTGCTGTTTCTGTTTATTTAAATGATGATACACAAATCATATCTACAACATTATCCAATTCTTATTTGGCTTATTTAAAAGAAAGAGCTCCGTTAGGTATTGAACCAATCTTTAAACAAACCGAATTCGTTTATGGTGATATGACTGTAATTGTAAATTACACCAAAAAGAATACAGAAAAAGGTGAAGCAGAATTAGAAACGTTGGTAAGAGCTGCGATTCAAAAATATTCTGATGATAACCTTGAAGGATTTGATAAAACTTTAAGACGATCTAAACTATCGGGTATTATTGATTCATTAGATACAGGAATATTAAGTAGTGAGATTACAGTATTGCCTGTCATTGAATATTCACCACCACTTAATTTTAATACAAATCCAACATTCAGATTTGAAACGCCGTTAGTAAGACCTTATATTTACAATGCGGCAAATGGTTTCACAAACTTTAAACCTGCAGTTAAATCATCTCCCTTTGATATAAATGGTACTTGTGTATATTTCCAAGATGATGGTTTAGGTAATATTATGATCATCACTGATGAAGTAACAAATCCGCAGATTATTAATCCAACTGCAGGTACAATTGATTATGATAAAGGTGAAGTGAAACTAACAAACTTCCAGGTAGAAACATTCACAGGCAGTGCAATTAAAGTAACTGCAAAAACTGTAGATAACGATGTTGTTGCTCCAAAAGGTCGCGTGTTTATATTAAGAGATACAGACGTTAAAGTAGTATTGACTTTGGATGAGTTCGTGGCTCCGGTGTCTGTTAACTCAACAAGTTATTAAGAAGAGAGAAAAATAATGCCTCAGGGTGATATACAAAAAAATCTGTCGCTTTTCATTAAGAATCAGTTCCCCGCTATTTACAGGGAAGATGGACCTGAGCTTGTTAAATTAGTCGAAGAGTATTATAGGTGGTCTGAAACTCAAGAGAATCAACATATCTATCAAGCAAGACGTTTGTTTGAAACGAGAGATGTTGATACTACAATGAATAGTATGATTATACTATTTAAGAAAAAGTTTCTTGCTGATCTTCCACTTAAAGCAGATCTTGTTAAATTCATTGTTAAAAATATACTTGACTTATATCGAGCAAAAGGTACTGCCCGTGGTATAGAATTATTCTTTGCTATATTCTATCAAGAGTTTGAAATTGAAATTTTGTATCCTGCTGAAAAGATGCAAAAGGTATCTGACTCTGCGTGGAAGCAAGGTACTTATTTACAGATGTTTCCAAACAATAATTTCTTTACCTCAAAAACTGGAAAGGAATATGAGTATCTTGATTTATTAGCTCGTAACATTGAAGGTTCGGTAACTGGTGCAAAGGCATCGGTAAGATCAATTAACTTCTTTATTCTAAATGGTATTAAAACACCTGTCATATATCTTGATGGTATTCAAGGTACATTTAACAAGTATGAAGATATTCTTTGTAACGTAAATGGTGAAGTGGTACAGTTTGGTAAAACAAATGGATCTCTTTCAAAGTTTACTATTGTTGATAAATCAGATGTAGGAGCAAGAAGAAAGAATCTCGCAGGCAGACAAATTGGTGAAGTTCTTAATGTACTTCAGAAAGATGGTAATGCAGGTAAAGCAATTGTCACGGCAGTTACAGATACAGCATCAGGTCAAATTAAATACGATTTAGAAAATGGTGGTTATGGTTATACGATTGACAACACAAGATTACTTGTTTCAGACCAATCTATTATTCTTGATAACAGTGAGAATGGTTTTAATCAAGAATTTGTTGTAGGTGAAACAATACAAGATACTGCAGGTCGTACTGGTATTATTATTGGACAAAATTTATCTTCAATAGGAATTAAACTTGACGCGGCATACGCTGTGGATGGATTCACAGACAATGTTACACTGACGACAGTTAGACTTCCAATTGACGGTGTAGCTCAACCTCAAATAACAATTGACTTATCTCTTACAGCAAATCAATTAGTATCAGTAAACGGTTCTTCTCCAGGTCCGCTTTATCCTGACACAACAAATTTAAGTGATGTAAAAGTTTCATCGTTAAACGATACATCTATTGCTTCAATTATTACTGACGTCATATCACCTTATGTATCTGTTGCACTTGATGCTGCTGATTATGGGGCAGTTACTCCAATGTCAGGTACTGCTTCGCCAGTTACTCTTGCTACTCCTTTGGATCAAGCATTCGATATTCAAGATTTAACAATTGGTTCTATTGTAGGATTCGATAATATTAATCCTGGTTCCGATTATCAGAGTGATGTATTTGCGATTGCCCAAGATTCATTACTTAAAAATGTAGATCGTAAAAATCAAGTTGTTTTATTTGCTGATGCAGGTGACGCAGGTTCGTTCTCTGTGAAAGATAGAATACGAGGTGTAACTTCTGGTATAAATGGTGTCGTAACAGATGTTAATCAACAAGATGGATTTATTACGATTACTCCATTTAATATTAATGGATTAAATAAAAACGAAAACATTACGTTTGAGAATGCACCAAGTCAGGTAAAAAATGTTTTAAGTATCGCAACTGATTTCCTAGGAACTGCAAGATTTGGTGACAACGCAGTGATTAAATCAGAAACAGAATTTGCGGTAGGAAAGATTTCAGAAGTCAATATATTAAATTCTGGTTTTGGTTATTGGGAATACGAAGTAGACGATTCAGAGATTACCGATTTCGCAAATGGTTTAGGTGAATTAAGAACAGCCAATAATGAATTTGTTTCTCACGGTATTATTAAAGCAGATACTCAAGGTTTAACGAGTGGATATTGGGCAGGAACTAATTCTCACTTAAGTGGTTGGAGACAAAACAGCGTAACAACAACAAAAACAAATTTACCTGCTCCATCTTTACCTTTAATAGTTAGTCGAATAGCTATAGGATTTGATCCAACATTAACCTATCCAACTTTAGCTCCTGCGTTCGAAGCTTGGTTTAGTAGTACTGCTTCAGACGGATTCGCAATATATGATTTAAGTAAACAAGGCATGGCAATCTCAGCCGCAACTGGAATATGGTTGACACAGCTAAGATCTAGAAGTGCAGCTGCAAGTATCACGGCAAGATGGAATGATATTGTTGTTCCTTCAATGAAAGAACAAGCTTGGTACAGTTCACAGGAAAACCTTGTTTGGGAATTTGATGCGGACGTTAATGTATACGATCAAGAGTATTTAGATTCAGGACAAAGAATACAAGATAGTGATTTCTATCAAGAGTATTCATATCAAATTAAATCAAGCTTACCTATACAAAATTATGAAAAGTTATTAAAAGAAAATGTTCACTTGGCAGGCTCAAAACTGTTTGGTGACTTTATATTTAAGGCAAAGGTAGGCGGAACAATTAAACCGAGATTCCTACGAAGATTCAACGACCAAGGTGGTGGTTCTCCGTTTGATATTGCTGATATAACAGCGCTGAATGCAGGTACTACTAACTTTACTGCTGACAGTTCATTCGTATCGGCCGACCATGAACCTGGTGGAACTGGTGGATTAACATTAGTTCAAGATAATGTTGCTGATCTAACAATTACAAAGAATTGGTATCAAGGTTTCCACGATTACAGTGTAACGGCAGCTATACCATCAGGATCAGGTCCATTCCCAGTTGCTATTTTCTTACATGGTAATGGCGGATCAGGTTCACAAATGATAACACAGTTCTCTAGTGAATTGCCAGGACATATATGTATTGGAGTTGACGGCTATGAAAATAGTTGGAACGTTTCAAATGAAACTTCAAATGGTCCTGACATTGAAATGTTAGAAGAACTTATTGTGAAACTGAAACTGTATAATAACGTTGATGAAACTAAGATTCGTATTGTAGGCGTATCAAATGGTGGCGGACTTGCATTAAGGGCTGCTGTTGAAATTAACGATCTTGCCGTTGATACGATTGTCTGTATGCTATCACAAACACACGATTTCCAATACAGAGCTAGTGCGTTCTGGTATCCGTTAAACGATCTATATACAGGTGATGAATGGCCACAAGATGGTTATACAACTCAGAAGACTCCAATACCACAAAGAAGAATTGTTCAAATGAACGGAAGAGCAGATACTGTTGTTCCTTATTCAGGCGGACCATTCGTAGGAGTTAACTTCTTGCCTGCTACAGAGTCCGCGTTTAGATTCGCACAGGCACAAGGCTACACAGGACTAGAATTAACAACAGGCCCTCTATATGGAGCATCAAGTAGAATTTATGATTATGGAAATGTAATATTCTTCCGTGAAGATGTTGCTCATATTATCTCGGATGATATGAAACACTTGCTCGGCCAGTACTTAGAAAACGATTATGATATTACAACTCAGCCTTCATAAGCAATAAATATAACTATAAAGAATTTTTAGGAAAATAAAATGTCTAAACAAATAATTAATATCGGTGCATCCGCTAACGACGGTACAGGTGATCCTTTAAGAAGTGCATTCGACAAAGCCAACGATAATTTTAATGAGCTTTATCTTGCGTTAGGAGATGCAAATAATCCAGTGGATCTATTTGATATTAACGGCAATTTAGACTTGTTAGGTAAACCACATAAACTGTCATTCTTATATGACACAAAACTAGAACTCGATAATATTAATGCAGGTACATATCATGGTTCTATAGGCCATGCACATGACACAGGTTCATTGTATTACGCTCATGGAACTTGGAGAAGATTACTTTCTGATACTTCAGCAGGCGCAATTCTCAATTATGTAGATCCTCTTGCTCCGTTTGTTTATAATACAAATATTATCGGCAGTGAAACTAACGGCTATGTTTTAAGTACAAGCGCAAACGGTTCTTATGCTTGGGTTGAAGGTGGCGGTGGTGGCGGTTCATACGCTGATTCCGATGTATCTGCTCACCTTAATACAAATTCAGCATCTGCAGATCAAATATTAAGTTGGAACGGTAATGACTTTGCTTGGGTTAACGATGCAACAGGCAGCGGTGGAAGTTCATACGCTAATGCAGATGTTGATACTCATTTAAATACAGGCGCTGCTGGGTCAAATCAAATAT